ATAAAATGGGTGATAATAAACGAGAAAGTATGTTTAATCCGGTTTTCCGTTGGCAGTAAGATATAAAACTTCAACAACTAAAACAAGGAAATAGTCATGACTGCACAAGCACAAGCCACACTATTATTAAATTTTGCAGGTGAGAATAATGAGGTAATTCCTCGTATTGGGAGGCTTTATTGTCCTAACAATACCTTATCTCAAGTTTCAGCAGCAGGATTCCTGGATGGTTACTTGAAAGCACAAGGCAACAACTTACTTCCAACTGACTTTATCGCAGCCGTCGCATCCGATGGACATCAATGGTATAAGCCCGTGTTCACTAATGGATCATGTCAGTTGACAGTGCTGCCATAATGAGGTTAATCATTTTAGATAACCCAAAGGTAGCTATCCCAACCGTTAATATTGATTATGTTTCTTTAGTGCATGAATCAGGTGATTGGTGGATGGTTACTTTATCGTTTGGCCAAATGTCTCACCGACTAAAGTTTGATAATGAAGCTGAAGCATCAGACTTTTATAATTACGTAATTGAGGAATTATCACTAACATAGAGACGTATTTTTTTAAACAACAAGGAGATGTAAATATGTTATTTTTAGATGCACTACAACAATTAGAAGCAGGATTGCCGATGCGCAGAGCTTCTTGGCCGGTTGAAGAAGGCTATTTAAAACTGATGCCTGGCATGAAATTCGTGTGGAAAATTGTGCTCGTGCCGAATCCCAATGCTGGAAATTTTATATTTTCTTTAGAGGATTTTAATGGGGATGATTGGCAAGAATTTACAACTCCTTCAGCACCTATTGAAGCAACAGTCGATGATATAAGCAAAGAAGCTGCATAGAGGTAATTAAAACAGTACTTTGTAGTCTTAACTATAGAGTACTGTTACATGGATAGTTAACCCAATGGATGGGAAAAGAATGGAGATACTTTCCGAACAATTGCCTGTTGAAGAAATCAACAGCATGAACGATAGACTTGTAGAAGAGCTAGAAGAAGCTGGAGTTGATGAAGCTGAAGTATTAACTAAAGCACGTGAAGACATTGTGCTTTGGGATGGATATTTCGGCGAGAACCAGGTTCGAGGCAAAGATGACATGAACTTTGTTCTGCGCGACCAATGGTCAGCTGTTGAGAGATCTGAGTTCTCGCGTCTTTTTAAGCCTGCGCAAACTTACAATAAGCTATATGATCCAATCAAAAAGATAGCTGGTGAGCAACGAAAGAATAAACCTGACTTACTTGTACGTTCGCTCACTGGTAAAGCTAATCAAAAGCAGATAGATTTAAGAGCCGACTTAGTACGCACAATTTCTTACCAATCGCAGAATGATTTAGTTTATCAAACGGCTTTTAAACAAGCCTTGATGATGGGGCATGGCGCATTCGAGATTGTGCTTGATTATGAAACACCAACATCATTTAACCAGGTTATACGCTATGAGTTAGTGCCGGATGTAACGCGTACATCTTTCGACCCCACTGCACTTAAGCCTCATAAAGGCGATGGTAACTTTTGCGCACGCCAATATGTGTACAATAAACAAGAGTTTTACGCAACCTATCCTCATGTTATGAATCCAGTATCTTATTCTGACCCACGTTCACTATTAGACTTCCAGTGGGAAACCAGAGATGCAATAGTAGTTTGCAAATATACTCGCAAGGAGTGGTTCCCGATTAAGGTTTTGCTTCTAACTGATGGCACGTCCGTTACTGAGGATATGTGGCAGAATATGCAAAAAGATATAGAAATGCGAAGAGCTCTGGCTAATGGATCGCAAGTTGTAAAAGACTTAATTATTAAATCTATTCCTGAAGTACATGGGGAGCGCCAAAGTAAGGATTATTTTATCCGGCAATATATGCTTACTCAAAACCAGATTATCAAATTCACGGATTGGCCGTCAAAATATCTGCCTCTGATTTTCGTGGATGGAGATTCCAATTTTATAAACGGCCAACAATATACTCGCTCCTTCATTCATGAAGCGAAAGACGCTCAGAAATTTGTGAACTATGTAGGTTCTGAGATTGCAGCAGAAATTAAAAATAGAAGACGTGAGCAGTGGCTTGGTACACCAGATAACATATTGGGTGAGGAGCAGATGTGGAGAAATCCTGAGCTTCAAGCAGGTATTTTGATCGCAAAGCCTGACCCAAAAACAGGTGCTATGCCCCAGAAAATGCCTCCCTGGGAGTTATCAGGAACGTTATTATCCCAGTTTCAAAGAGGATGCCAAGATATACGCGAGATACTAGGATTCTCGGAAACAGAACAGCTACAAGGTAAAGATATCTCAGGTAAAGCGCGCCGCGAACGAAAGCTAGAGGGCTCAATGTCAGCGTATGTCTGGTTTGATAACTTAAATCAAGCAATTGAGCAGGGAGGAAGGGTTGTGCTTGATCTCTTACCTGTCATATCTGGTGAGCATGAACGACATATGATTGTATCAAAAGCTGATGGGCGCACTGACTCAATCGTACTCAATAAGATTGTGGGTCAAGATGATGACGGCAACCCTACGCGCGAGAACACACTTGATGATGATGAGTATGACATAGAAATTGATACGGGTCCCTCATTTGCAGTACAAAAAGATATCGCCTTAGAATTTATGCAACAGACCTTACAAGCTCAACCCACAGTATTCCCACTTATTGCTGATCTTTGGGCGAAAAACCTTGATGTACAGTTCATGCCACAAATAGCCGAGCGGTTTAAGAATCTTGTACCACCTGAGATATTAGCAAAAGAGGAAGGAAAAGAAGCGCCTCCCAAACAGCCTAATCCGCAAGAGATGATGATGCAAATGGAGATGCAGCAAAAGCAGCAAGAAATGGCTATGAATCAGCAAAAAATGATGTTGGAGGAACAAGCGCTTGCCGAAAGGGCAGAGGAGCTGCGCATAAGAAAAGAAAAGCACATGCTTGATCAAGCTGAAATGATTCTCAAAGCTCAAGAGATGCAAACTAAGATGGGATTAGAACAGCAAAAGATTAAGGTAGAGCACGGGAAGCTTCTTTTGGATGCTGATAAGTCAGAGAAGGACTTCTCATCTACATTATCGAAGGTGCTAGCTGACATACACAAGCACCAAAATCCCCATAAGAAGGAATAAAATCTATATAAGTCGTACCTATGGGGTACTATTTGCAAAATATAGGGCTATAATTTTAGTTAAGCGTGGGAAGGATTCCCACAGGGTCTCAGGCTTACCGTAAAGTCTAGGGTGCGATTAGCATCGTGATGGAGAATAGATTCATGGACGAGAATGCTTTAGCGGAACAAGTAAGCGGTGATGATGAGACAGAAAGAAGTGGAGCTGTAGATCCTGGCTATGAATCTGAAAAGGAAGCCCAAGAGGTAGGTCAAGAAGACCAGGCAAACCAGGATGAACCCTATAGCATTAAAAAGCGACTAGGTATGCAAGCTAAGAAGCACCAGCGCGAAATGCGACAACTGCACGATAGAATCGAGCAGATGCATGCAATGATGGCTGGAGGCGACAGCGCTAATCCACAATACACTAATCACACCACCAATCCTTATAACTCACCTGGGCAACCACCACCGCCAAGCATGAGTGAAGAGGACAGAATACAACAGGCCGTACGCTATGCTTTAGGCGCAAAGGAGCATGAAGAAAAGCAAGCTAAGGTTGCCGAGAGTCAAGCGCATGTTCATAAGCAATATCAGCGATTGAACAATGAGTTTGACAAGGCATCTGAAAAGTACGAGGACTTTGACGACGTGGTGCGAGGGGATGATGTCCCATTTACGCCACATGTGCGGGATGCACTACTACTCGTTGAAAATCCGGCTGATGTAGCTTACAAGTTAGGTCGCAATAAAGCAGAGCTCGAACGAATATCTAAGCTTCATCCACTAGACCAAGCTCGTGAAGTTAACAAGCTATCGTTTTCCCTACTGGGGGGCAATGATTCAAAATCGCCCTCTTCCAAGTCGGCTCCAATGGGGTCGGTCAGGGTAAATCCGGTGAGTTCTTCAGGTGCTATAACGGGTAAAACTCCTCCCTCCGTCATCAGGGCGAGGATGAAAGCCGGTACATGGAAGTGAGACAAGGGTTTTAAGGATTAAAACTCGAAGCGCTTGTTTTACTGCTATGTACCCATTTAATGGATTAAGTGGAGACCTAGCAAATGGCTAACCAATTTATTACCACTGACTTAGTCAGTAATACAGCTTTGGCAATGTTTGCCAACAATGCCCCTTTCGTAATGACAGCTTCTCGAATTTACCAAGATGATTTTGTGTCCTCTGGTTATAAGATTGGTGACACATTACAAGTTCGTAGACAGAACCATTTCATCGTTGGTGATGGTAGTGTTGCGACTCCCCAATCAATCATTGAAACGGTTGAAACAATTGTAATCGCGCATCAGTATCATGCGTTGATTGCTTATACCATCCAAGATTTATCTTTAAGAATCGAAGATTTTTCCAGATTGTTTATTGCGCCGGCCATTCAGGAAGTAATAACCCAGATGGAGAAAGATATAGGTTCTGCGGCTGAGCAAGAGCTTAACTTCTTCACGGGAACTGCAGGTGTTGCGATTAACTCCTTTACAACCGTTGATACAGCGGGTGCTAAGTTACTTGAGCAAGGAGTAAATATTGCATCTGATGCTTATTTAGCAATGACCGTACGTGATGGTTCGAGCTTGAAAGGTGCGCTCTTAAATAACTTTACACCTGTATTTAATGAAGATATCGTTCGTTCGTCTGCTATTGGACACTTGTCCTATTTTGACATTTTCCAGTCTCAGAATATTAAGCGTCATACAGCTGGTGCAGGACCTACGCTTTATTCATCCGACCCACTGCTTGTAAATGGTGCTGTTTCCTCAGGAAACACAATTGTCATGGATGGGGCTACAATTAGTATTACCAACTATTTTGTAGTAGGGGATGTTATTTCAATAGCTGGTGTTCAATCTGTTAACCCTGTAGGACGCGCATCAACTGGCCAAGATATGCAGTTTGTTGTAACTGCAAATGCAAGTTCGGATGGTTCTGGAAATATTACGGTTCTTGTAAGTCCTATTATTATTTCTGACACTAT